CAAAGAAAGAAAGTATACACTTTATCTGGGCTGAAGATGTTGACGGCTTTCAGCGAGTATTTGACCGGACGAAGTTTGTATTTAAGAAATTCTAAAGAATTGCCGATTTTGCTGTAGACATTTCCAAAAATATCGCCGATAATCCCCATTATTAAAAATATTCGGTTTATTGGAAAGGATGTTTTATGTTTATTGGAAAGGATGTTTTATGTTTATTGGAAAGGATGTTTTATGAATTTCCTAACTCATTGGCTGCATCGCAACACTGTGTGGATTGAGATATTCGAGAACAGAAAGAATTTGTGGCAGTGGCGATTGGAGGGGAGCAACGGCAGAATTTTAGCACACAGCGAAGAATATGCGAGTTACGGTAATTGCATGGATACGGTGCGAATGTTAATCGACAAGAAAATCAGAAAGAGGTAATTTATGATTTTAGCAGAGTTTGGTTGGTTTCAAATGTTACTATTGAACTGGGCTCTCCCGGGCATCATAGGCGGAATTATAGCGTATGTGCCGCTTTCGATGATTATAAAAAGTTTGCGTAAATTGCTCGATACCTTGATTGCCGCCAACGAAGACGGTAAAATTAGTGCGGACGAATATAACAAAATTGCAGCGGATGTTAAAGATTTGAAGGCAAACCTTGTGGGCTTGTTGACTTTATTTATGAAAACAAGGGGTACTACTATGAAAAGTATTTTGATGGTTCTAATTTGTGGGATACTATTGTCGGGAATAGGCGGATGCCTATGGGCAGATTCCGGCACCAAATTGTCGCTCAATATGACCGCTGCTGCGATAGGGGAAATCAATAAGCGGTGTGAAACCGGCGACTGTAATGCCTGTCGGGAAGGGTTATTGAGAGCTACTAAACTCACAAGTAACATTGCAAATTTGGCTAACGGCGGGCGGGGTGAGGTGAGCGAATGAGTCAGATAACAAAAATCAGAGAACTTGTGGCCAAACTCCCTCTTGAGTTGCAACCTTACGCCAGCCACTATGTCGAGTTGTTGTTGAACTTCCAAACGAGCGAAATAGCAGCTCTTCTCGATTTGGCTGTTGGTGGCGACATAAAACTGGCCTATCAGATGCTTGTTGCCAAAATGAGTACCGAGGAGCTATTGGATGAAATGGATAGGCTCAATTTGATGCTGATTCAACAAAACAAAGATGCAAAAGCGGAAAGTGAATATCTCAAGAATTTTCTGAATGTGGCGATTGTGATAGGAATTGCGGCGTTATAATGGCAAAAGGGCAAATAAAACCAAAACTAGGCAGGCCACTGGCAAAGTTTACTGCCGAACAGATAGAGCTTATAGATAAACATGCCCTTCATAATTGTAAGGATAATCAAATTGCTGTGTTAATGGGCATTGACCAGAATACTTTCAAAACGCATTTCGGGAAAAGGTGTATCCAAAAAAGGGCAGAAGGGCAGGCGATAAAACTTGAGCAACAATACAACGACAAGACCCCGACTATGCTTATCTGGTGGGGCAAACAGCATTTAGAGCAACGTGAACCGAGGCAAGAGATTGAACATACTGGCAATATCACAGTGGAGCTGACTAAATATGGCGGTTGAAACTACAACACGAATACGATTACCACATAGTTTTACGCCGAGGGATTATCAGTTGCCATTTCTGAAAGCGATGGAAACTGGTATCACTCGGGCTGTAGCAATATGGCACAGACGAAGTGGCAAAGATAAAACGTTTCTTAACTACCTTATTCCTCGTATGTTAGAGCGAAAAGGTGCGTATTATTACTACTTTCCGACTTCAACGATGGGGCGTGATATTCTATGGGATGGTATGGACAGGGACGGCTTTAGGTTTCTTGACCATTTTCCGCCGTTATTGATTGCTCGCAAGAATGAACAGGAGATGAAAATTGAGCTTAAAAACGGCTCGATGTTCAAGATTCGAGGCACAGACCGCAATGAGCCGATAGGCGTTAATCCGGTTGGTTGTGTGTTTTCAGAGTTTTCACGGCAAAATCCTAAAGCTGGCTGGGATTTGGTGCGGCCTATATTGGCTGAAAATGGTGGGTGGGCGGTATTTAATTTCACACCGAGAGGAAAAAATCATGCATACCGGCTTTATCGAATGGCAAGCGAAAATCCGAAGTGGTTTTGTGAAAAATTAACAGTCGATGATACGCACGCCATAGCATTACAAGCTATTGACGATGACCGCAAATCCGGCATGAGCGAGGAGATGATACAACAGGAATACTATTGCAGCTTCGATATTGGCCAGGAAGGTTCATATTACGGCACTTTGATTCAGCAGTTGTGGGATAAGGGGCAAATACGAGATGTGTCGTTTGAGGAGCAGGCTTTAGTTCATACATCATGGGATTTAGGGTTCGGTGATTCAACTGCAATATGGTTTTACCAGATTATCGGCAGGGAAATACATTTACTCGATTACTATGAGAACAATGGTGAGGGCATGAGCTTTTATGTTAAGGTTTTGGACGAGAAACGCAGGGAAAACGGTTATCTTTACGGAGACCATTTTGCACCACACGATATAGCACATGGCAGTTTGGCGACCGGAGAATCATTATTTGACACAGCTAAAGCACTCGGCCTTACTTTCCGCAAATTAGAGCGGGAAATCAGGGTCGAGGACGGCATTGAGCGAGTTCGCGGTATTCTCAATCGTTGTTGGTTTGACAGGGTAAAATGCGAAGACGGTATAAATTGCCTTGAAAACTATCATTGCGACTATAAAGACAAGAACGAGACATTTGCCCGCAGGCCGACCCATGATTGGAGTAGTCATGGCGCGGACTCCATGAGATATTTAAGTAAGGCTATAACTTTGAGCGGCATAGGCGGCATAGGTCTTGAGGAATACAGGGCTAAGAAGGCACAATATGGGTACTGATAGCAGGACGGAACGAGAAAGGCAGTTCAAAGAAGCCTACGACATGGCCTGGGCGGCATTTGGTGCTTGGCAGGAGACCGTCAGGCGTGATTTGACCGTGTATCTGGGCGATTCATGGACACAGAAGGACAAACTCAAACTTCGGGCGAGAAACCTTGACCCGATGAATTTCCCGAATATCCGGCGTAATGTGAAGTGGATTAGCGGCTACCAGAGAGACCATCGACTAAGTATCAGGTATGACCCTGTAGAGGCAGCAGATGAGCTTACAGCCTCACAGTTGACGGATATAGCATTATGGGTCATGCAGAGGAGTAAAGGCCACTATCGCATTTCTGGTGCGTTTGAGGGTGCATTAAAGACTGGTATCAACCTTGTCAACATCTTTAATGACCGCAATCAGGATACGAGATTTGAGATTTTTCGCTATAACCAATTCCTTTTAGACCCGATGTTCACGGAAGTTGACTTATCAGACTGCCATTTTGGTATACTGCGTAAGCATATTACAAGAGCCGCGGCCAAAATGTTATTACCCGGGCATGAGTCCGAGATTGACAAAATGAAGGTTAAGAGAGGTGGGAATGATGGTCTGTTCACTGCCTATGCAAAGCCTACGCTATACGGTGAGCCACTATTGACCTATGATGAATTTCAGCAAAGAACTACCGTAGAACGCAAGGTAATCATCGTTAAGGCTACTGGCGAGCAGATTGAATGGCCTGGCACAGAAGGACAGTTGAAAAAGGTAATGAAAGCTATTGCCAATTCAGAAGCGGGACCGGATGCGTTGGATATTATGTCAAAGTGGTATCCGACTGTCGAGGTAACAGCGTTACTTGAAGGCAATGAAATGAGTAGCGAGGTTAATTTATTCGGCCTTGACGACTTCTCTTTTACGCCGGTGATGTGCTATTTCGACCCTGAATATGACCGGATGGAGGATAAACTTCAAAGCTTGATTCGCGGCTTAGTTGATACTCAGCGGGCAAGCGATAAGCGTATGCTGTCGATGACGGCCTTATTCGATATGCAGATAGGTGCAGGATTAGATGTTGAGCAGGGTGCTTTGCTTGATGATGAGGACGCATTCAAGACTGGCTCTGGCTCTCCGAGAGTATTCAAAGAAGGCGCTATTGCGGGACCGGCGGGGCCAAAGTATCGAGACCGTGTTATACCTGATATTCCTGCTGGAATGTTCCAATTACACGATATTTTCGATAAACAGATGCCCAGATTAGCCGGTATCAATGAGGAAATGGCAGGCCAGCCGACAAACAATAAACTTCAGATAGCGGGTGTACTGGCAAAATTGAGAGCCGGTGCGGGATTGGTAGGCTTGCGGGGTTTATTTGACGACCTTGAGCTTTCAATTTCCTGCATCGGCACGAAGTTACTGAAACTCATACAGCAATATCCGCCTGAAAAGATTATACGCATACTCAATCAACAACCATCACCGCAAATTGCAGATAAGAATTACGGCCAATATGACTGTGTTGCGGTCGAAGGTGTCTTGACTGATACCCAGCGAAACTCTGCTTATGCCGAATTGATAAGCCTCAAGGAAATGGGAGCCGCGATGGGCGACCCGGCGCCGATAACGTGGACTTCACTGATTAAGCGGGCGCCGTTGACTGATAAACAGGATTTAATGCAGGAAATTCAGCAGCTAGAACAGCAGAAGCAGCAGGAGCAGGCCGTCCAGCAGCAGATTGCTCAGACCTTACAAACATTAGCGATTGAGGGGCAACAGGCGGAAATTCAAAAGGTCAAGATGCAGACGATGACCGAGCAGAGCCAGACTATTGAGAACACCGTTGACGCCGCTTTGGGCAGGGCTAAGACGATGTCGGAAATTCAATCGCTTGAGCAGGAAAATAGGTTGAAACTTTTGAACGCTGCGATAGAATTAGAGAAATTGAATGTCCGTAAGATTGAGGTTGCGGCGAAAGTACAGGAATTGTCGAGGTCGAAACGTGAAAGCTAAATTTGGCGATTTTAATGAATGGGTTACGATGCATTTTCACCGCAATATCGAGCGGATTGTGAACGCTAAGGCAGGCAGAACTAAGCCGTATTTCATACTCGTTATAATCAAGAATGGATATGATGGCACGCCGGCCTATGGCAACGCCAATATGCTTATCGCTGACGAAACACAGAAACTCGTTGCTAAGATAGATGCGCAAGTTACGACTACCGATATGAACCTTGAGGGCAAGAGAGTAATGAGCGTGCGTATGGTGATTTTAGAACCAGAGAAAGTACCACCTGTGCCGATGATAGGAACTTCGCTTTGGAAGGTGGATAATGTCAAGGGTGATATACGATGTATTTACATATTGCCGCAGGATAAGCCGATTATTGAGGGTGTAGAGTTAGAACAGGAAAGTCAATTGGTATTCCGATCTGGTAAGGGAATGCCGCTAAGGTGGAATGAGGTAAATTAAAATGCCAGCAGATTTTTTGAAATGCCAGAGAAATGGAGGCCGAGTCAGGACTATCACGGGGCCGGACAAGAAGTTCAGCCTTGAAAAGGGCGAATATCGACACATCTGCGTTTTAAATGGAGAGGTTTTTCTTGGTGAGACCAAAACAAAGAAAAATAATAATCAAAAATGACAAACGAGCAAAGAGAAAAGTTGACAGAGATTGGTAAGCAGATAAGACAAGTTTTCCCTGATGTTATAGGGAATGTTTTTTGCCGATTTAACTTGCATCCCGACAGGAAAGATGTCAATATGAATATAGGGTTTGAGCA